GAGGCAATTTATTTGTTGTATTTTCTGTCCCTTCGTCACCGAGGGCCGCGCGCTGGGCATGGCGTGCGGGGAAGGGATCATCGCGCCGGGCGGTGTGTAGTTGGTGGCACCCGGCACCCCTAACTTCACAGGAGGCGAGTCATGGACTTGCAGAAGGTCGCTCAGGCGTACAACCAATGGATGCAGGACTACACCGACAATCCCAAGGCCTTCGAGGCTATCGAGGAGTCGGCGTCTCGCTTTCTTGCCGAGCGGCAAGATGGCGCTGAACCCAGCTACGGGGAGCGTAGTGCTGCGGTCTTGGCCGCCTACATGGACAAGCTGGCCTGATGTACGGAGCGGGTGGTGGACAACTTCGCCAGCGTGGCGGAAGCGCGTTTGCCCGCCTGTATGGCACGGCACGATGGCAACGCACCCGCAAGGCGCAGCTAGAGCGCGAACCGCTGTGCGTGTTCTGCAAGCGGCGAGGGCTCGTCGTGCTGGCTAGCGTATGCAACCACGTCAACGGACACCCGGCCGGCGAGACCGAGCAGCAATTCTGGGAAGGTCCATTCAATAGCCTTTGCAATGACTGCCACAACTCTGATCAAGCGCGGATTGAGCGCGGTGCAAAGCAGATCCGCGGATGTGACGCGGACGGCTGGCCTGTCGAATAGCGGCCCGCAGGGCGCGATCAGGGCTGCGCATGCCCCATCCCCCGCCTCTGCTTCTGATCGACGCTCCTGAGGCCTGTGGCGCGGCGATGGGCACCTCTCCGGCCACAGGGGGCAGGGTGGGGGGGGGGTGAAAATATAGGGATCCCCCTTGGCCTAGACCGCCCATTCCCAAAAGAACGCGCATCCACAATTCGCCGGACGACCCAAACTGACCGGCTTTCACCTCACGAAACGAAAAAAAATGGCACGTCCCCGACTCCCCGTCCAAAAGGCGGATGCGTCTGGCGCCGCCCTGAAAAATCCGGGGCGACATGCCGGACGGACACGGCCGAAAGGCACCCGCCCCTTGGGGCTCCCCTACAAGCAGATGACTGCCGCGCAGAAGAAGGCGTGGAAGGAGTTCGCCAGCGAAATGGCGTGGCTGAATTCCTCGCACCGCGTGCTGCTGCGCTTGGCCTGCATCTGGGTGGCCCGCATGGATGACCCCGACGCCGACTTCGGTGTGTCGGCGACGCAAGCCCTAAGTTCGATTCTCTCGAAGCTGGGCGCCACCCCAGTTGATGAATCTAAGGTAGCGCATGACGATGGCGGAGAAGACGACCCGGACGAAAAGTTCTTCAAGCGCGGTTGACCGCACACGCGCCTACGCGGAAGCGGTGGTAGCCGGTGAAATCGTGGCTGGCCCACACGTGCGTAACGCGTGCCGGCGGCATTTGCTGGACCTGGAGAAGGGGCACGAGCGCGGGCTGTACTTCGACCTGGCGGCGGCGGAGTACGCCTTTGGGTTCTTTGAAAGCGTGTTGCGGTTGTCGGAGGGGCAGTTTGACGGTCGCAAGTTCGAACTGCAGCCCTCCCAGGCCTTCATCGTCGGGTCGCTGTTTGGCTGGAAGCAAGAGGACGGAACGCGGCGCTTTCGTCGGGCATACGTCGAGCAGGGCAAGGGCAACGGGAAGAGCCCACTCGCCGGAGGTTTGGGTCTGCTTGGAATGACGGCCGACGACGAAGCAGGCGCGCAGATCTATTCCGCCGCGGCCAAGAAGGACCAGGCCGGCATTCTGTTTGCAGACGCCGTGAAGATGGTGAAGCAGTCGCCCGCGCTGGCCAAGCGTATTGCCTTCGCTGGCGGGGAGGGGCGCGAGTTCAACATGGCGCACCACGCGAGCGGGAGTTTCTTCCGTCCCGTGTCGCGTGACACCGGCAAGACCGGCTCGGGGCCGCGACCATATTTCGTGCTGGTGGATGAGGTTCACGAACTGCCGGACCGAAAGATTATTGAAATGCTGGAACGCGGCTTCAAGTTCCGCCGCGCGCCGCTGCTGTTCATGATCACGAACTCCGGCAGTGACCGCACGTCGGTCTGCTGGGAAGAGCATGAGCATGCTGTCAAAGTCGCGGCCGGCCATACCGAAGCAGTAAACGACCCGACTTTCGTGGGCGACGTGATCGATGATCGGACATTCAGCTACGTCTGCGCCCTGGACAAGGGCGATGACCCGCTCAATGACCCCAGCTGCTGGATCAAGGCTAACCCGCTTTTGGGCGTGACGATCACGGAGCAGTACCTGGCCGACGTGGTTGCCCAGGCGAAAGCGCTGCCGGGGGCGCTGAACGGCATCCAGCGGCTGCACTTCTGCGTATGGACGGATGCCGAGACAGCATGGATGACCCGCGAGACGTTGGAACCGGCGCTCTGTGACTTCGATCCTGCTGAGCATCACGGGGAGCGCGTATACCTCGGCCTAGACCTGTCACAAAATCGCGACATCACTGCCCTGGGGGCGGTAGTAAAAACCGGCACCGTAGACATGGAAGTGACGGTGGACGGGGAACGGCGAACCGTCAGCAAGCCGACATACGACGCCTGGATTGAAGCCTGGACGCCCGGCGACACCGTTGCGGCGCGCGAGCTGCGCGACAAGCTGCCCTACAGCGTGTGGATCCGCCAGGAGCATTTGCATGCGCCCCAGGGGCAGACGATCAGCTATCGGCACGTTGCGCAAACCGTGGCGGAGTACGACCGCGACTACATCATTGAGCTGGTCGCCTACGACCGCTACGCCTTCAAGAAATTTGAAGAGGATGTGGAGGCGCTGGGCCTATCGGTGACCTTCGCGGAGCATCCGCAGGGCGGCCTGAAAAAGGGAAAGCCGTTGGAGGTTGCCGTCAAGGCTGCCGAACGAAATGGAACGCCGCCGCCCGAGGGTATGTGGATGCCTGGCTCTGTACGAATGCTGGAAGAAGCTCTGCTAGAAGGGCGCATACGTCTACGCAGGAGCCCGGTTCTCGTATCCGCAATGATGTCCGCGGTCGCGGAAGAGGACAAATGGGGCAATCACTGGTTATCCAAGCTGCGGTCGGTCAACAAGATCGATGCCGCCGTGGCGCTCGCTATGGCGCTGGGGGCGGCGAACGCCGTGGTGGAAGAGGCCGCGGACCTGGATGACTATCTTCAAAACGGATTTTTTGGGCTGATCGGCTAATGGCTAAAACGCGTTGGTACAACCCGCTCACTTGGCGCATGTTCGGCTACAACGACCCGAAGACGGGTGATTTCGTTGAAGTGGATATGGCAGTCGGCGGTAAGCAGACGCAGTCCGGCGAGCGAATCACGCCCAAGAAGGCGGTGACCGTTCCCATCATCTGGACCTGCATCAAGATTCTCAGCGAGTCGGTGGGCGGCCTGCCGGCGCCTCTGTACGTCGATAAGACGGGACAGAGGGCCAAGGGAAGCAGCGCGGAGGAACGGCGCATCTTGCGGCTGCTGCGCAAACCCAATCCCTACATGACGCGGTTGACGTTCCTGAAAACGGCGGTCGTGAACATGGGGCTTGTCGGCAACTCCTACAACCTGATCGAGCGCAACTCGCAGGGCGAATGGATCGGGTTGACGCCGCTGCCTTGGGATGGGGTCGAGATCGACACCGAGACTACGGAGCTTCTCTACTGGGTCACCCTGAACGGCCAGAGGTTCCCGGTGTCTCCGGAGAACATGCTGCATTTCAAGCTGTTCAGCGCGGACGGGATCTGCGGCCTGTCTCCGGTCGAGTATCAGGCAGAGTCCATGGGCCTGGCGAAAGCCGGGCAGAACTGGTCCGCACGCTTCATGCGCAAAGGTGGGTTCACGGGTGGCTACGTGATCTACGACCAGTTTCTGACAAAAGAGCAGCAGGCGCAGGTGCTGGCAAAGTTCCCCGATGTGCGCCAGGGCGACACCGCCGATATCGGCAAGATTGCCATATTGCAGGGCGGACCGAAGCTTGTTCCGGCTGGCCTGAGCCAGAAGGATTCGCAGTTCATCGAATCGCAGCAGTTCCAGGAAGAAGCGCTGGCGGGCATCTGGGGCGTGCCTCTGTGGCTGGCCAACCGCGCGAGCAAGACCTCGATCATGGGATCGAATCTGGAGCAGCAGAAAAGCGCCTTCGTGACGTTTGGCTTGAAGCCATACATCGATGCCATCGAAGACGAGATCAACGACAAGTTGCTTTCTAAGCTGGGCCTTTTCCTGGAGTTCGTGGTCGAAGGCCTGCTGCGCGCTGATAGCTCGGCGCGTGCGCAGTATTACCAAGCTGCTTTGGGTGGCTCCAATGGCTCGGGCTGGATGTCTGTCAACGAGGTCCGGCGCAAAGAAAACATGGAGCCTCTTGTCGGCGATGAATACGACCGGGTTACCCGGTGGGAGATGAGTACAAATGCTCAGCAAAGTTGAATGCCCGTTTGAAGTCAAGGCGGTGGATGACCAAGGCAACTTCGAGGGATACGCCTCCGTCTTTAACAACGTGGACCTGGGCGACGACATCATCCTCCCCGGCGCCTTCGTCAAAGTGAAGACCACCCGATCGGGCCAGCTCAAACTGGCCCTTTTTCATGACCTGCGCAAACTCGTCGGTACGGCGGCGTACACGCAAGATTCGCATGGCCTTCACCTGAAAGGCCGCATGAATCTGAACGTCAGCTACGCCAAAGACGCCTACGAACTGATGCGCGACGGAGGCCCGCTCGACTCCATGTCGATTGGCTTCAACACCATCACTGCCGCCTACGAGGAGCGCTCGGGCCGAACCGTCCGGGTCATCAAGGAAGCGGAGCTATGGGAAGCCTCCCTTGTGCCCTTCGGAATGAATCCAGAGGCGCAGATCACCAGCGTGAAGTCGGATATCCGGCTTTTTGAATCAGCCCTGCGTGATCGCATGGGCCTATCCCAAAAAGAGGCGGCTGCGGTCGCCTCCCTCGGCTTTCCCGCCATCCGCCGTGACGGCGCGCCGGCGGCCACGGAGATCGTGGACGAGCTGAAGTCTCTCTCTCAAACCTTTCAAGACATATTTGGAGCGTCGAAATGACCGATGTGAAAGAACTGCGTGATTCGCTGGAAAAGCAGCTAAAGGATGGCTTCACCGGCCTCCAGCAGAAGTACGACAAGGCGTCGGAATCCATCCAGAAGGGTGAGTCCGTCACGGCTGAACTCAAGTCCGCCATTGAAAACCAGAAGGGCGAACT